TTTACCATTTGGATGGATTAAAGCTGCTTCTTCCATATTGTGCAATTTCCCTTCCCAAACCCAAGCAATAGTACCATCAGCTTTTACTAATTTTTTACTTGGTTGAAATTTATTTTTATCACTCATACTATTAATATAACATATTTTTTATAAAAAGCCAAACATTATTTCCAGCTAATAATATCACCATGCAAATTATCCCATTCGCATCCTTTATTAATTAATTTAGATACAGCTAAAATACCTTGAGCACCTGATACTGTAATACCACGAGCTGATAAAGCATCTCCTACAAAGTGAACATTCTGGTATTCAACTAAAGCTAAATCACTATGATAAACAAGCGGTTCAGGTGAAAGATATTTTACTTCAGGAACATAAACACCCCAATCATCTTGTAATGTTGGAAATACTTTTTTCATATCTTCAATAAAGTCTTCAATATAATCCCAATACTCACCCATTCCCTGTCTTACAATATCTAAAGTATCAATTTGAACTGAACTGACCCTTTCACCCTCTGATGTTGTTGATGGTTTACGAGATGGACTATAATATAAACCTGTTCCTGCATATTGTAATTCATTTACTACTTTACGTGACCAAGCGAATGGATCTCCAATGTTATTAATTTCCATAATAATACCAAAGTTAGTCATATTGTTTCTATAACGTTCATCTTTTTTAGCATGACCATTATAGGAATGATTACCGTAAGTGTCTTCTACAGCAACATAAGCAGCATTATTATTTGTACAGAATGAACGTAATGAAACACCTTTATCTTCAAACTTACGATACAATTTAAAATCATAACTAATGTCGATTAGTTTCTGAAAATGTTTTTGTGGTGCTTCAAATCGAACTCCAATTTGTACTGATTTAGGTTCAGTTTCTAGTTGATATTCGTCTTGAATACTTTGAGCAAAGTCAATACCTGATTTACCTACTCCAAAAATCAATTCATTATATTCAATAGCGTATTGTCCTTCTTTGCCTTTAACAGTTACATAGACTAAATTAGTTTCAAAGTCAACTTTAAACACACGTTCATTCCAAACAAACTTAACGCCTTTAGACATTAAATAATCATACCAATTCTTACCAATTTCATGAAGATAATCAGTACCAACATGCCATACTGGAAATAAACGAAGACCAAAATAGGGTTTAATAAAGTCTGGTTCTTCTACTGGATTTGAACATTGTACTTCTTCAGGTTTAGGGTGAAAACGTTTAAAGTTATTAATAACTTCATCCATTAATTCCATTGCTTTCTTTTCACCAACATACTTTGAAAGTTGACCTCCAATTGCTGTATGGTAAGTCAATTTACCATCAGACCAACCTCCAGCACCTAGAAAACCTGTCATTACTTCTTCTGGTTTTCGGTTGTAAGGATCATTACCCATGTCAATGATAGTAATGTTTTTGCCTGGATAACCATTGTCAACTAATTTAGTAGCGGCATTAACACCTGCTACACCTGCTCCTACAATTACAATTTTCTTATTCATGTTCATTTGTTAATATATCATACTTTACACTAAAAGCCAAATTAAAAATGGCACCTTTTTAGGGGCGCCACAGCTGCCATATATTAGACTCTTGCGAGCGACTGGCTATGAATCAGTCTATAATATTATATCCTGGTTAAGGGATATTAAAAGGAGGTACTCCTACAATAGGAACAAATCCTTTATTATTTGAATTATCAAAAGGTGTGTTTTCACCACCAATTACTAAAGCCCCTTTAACTATATCAGAAGGTGCTACACTATAAAATGTCTGTAAATCAGCGCTAGCTGAACTATAGGATAAAATAGAGGCTACAATTTTAGCTTTATCTCCAGGGGTAACTAATGATAATCCAAAACCGGCTGGGGATGGATTAGTCCAAACTGGAGCATTTATTAATTGATTCCAAACACCGGGAGATATTAATGGATCTGCTGATCCTGATTTACCATCTAGTACTTTCCAACCATTTTGATACAAGTCATTTTCATCTGTAAAAGAGTATTGAACAATATGATTACTTGTTTGTAATGTTGGATCTTCTAAAGAAGGAGTAACTACATAATAGTAATCAGGTGCAGGTGTAGCTACAGAAACAAATGAGCTAGAAATAGTACCTAAACTAGCTACAGATAATTGATCTGAACTGAGCCAATATAGTTTACCTCTAGTTGTATTTGTAGGGTATGGAGTATACATCTGAAAATTTCTTAAAGATGTAGTATTTCTACTTCCTGTATTAAAGGTAAAATATGATTGAGGTGTTGATCCAGGTGACGGACAACCTAAATAACCATAATTCCAAGCAAAAGCACCATTTGAAATAGCCGCATCAAATATAAGGTCTAATGATGCTGTTTGAAGCACATTAACACCAATCATGTGGACGTAAACTGTTCCTTGAGGCATATTAGTCTTTATTTATTTTAATTACAAGTTTTCCTTCGCCTTTTATAACTCGGTGCCACTCATGTCTTAATATACATATCAAAAGGTTAGGTTCCAAATCCCAAGGTAATTCATTTTCAAACTGGAATTTCCATCCTTTACCTGGTTCAATAATTTCAATTGTTCTGTCTTCATCATCACGATGCCACATTAGCTCTATAGGGTCAATGTTTTCATCAAATTCCCTAATAATGTATTCGTTTGTAACCTCTAAATCTTTATACGGCTTTGTCATCTGTGATAGGACCACCTACAACCCAAGCATCACAAGTTCGAGCCGCAGCACATTTAAATTTTAAAAACCTACAATATCCTAATTGACCTGCTTCAATAACATCAAATGGATCTTCAGTACCTTCATCATCACCAATCCCTTTAGCTATACAATCTAATGTTTTAGTTGTAACATCAAAAGCAGCACAATTACCACAACGAGATGTTTTAGCTTCTTTTACAGAATCAAGCTTCCACATATCTGCTTTAGCCTGCCAGAATTTATTATTTGGTTGATTAGGATTTAATGGACCATATCCATACTCATTAATTGCCTTCTGTCTGTTCTGAAGGTTTAATTCAATATTTTGAGTTGGTGCAGGGCATTTGGCTACCTCTGCCTCACTTAGTATATCTAATAAATTGATCATTTTTTATTTCTAATTAAAAGTTCACCTAAAACCTCTAAACGACCAACTTCTCTTTGAAAATCTACAGGAGACATATTAAGAGATATTTTTCCTAAAGTTTGATTAAATTCTTGTTTAGCTTTTTTTTCATCAAATTTACCTTTTGATGCTTTATCATAGTAAGGAGCTTTAACTTTAAAATGATTATAAGTTAACATAGCTAAACCACCTTTTGATTGAGCAGTATCTGCTATTTTAGCAGCACCTTCACCTCTAGTTTTAGCAAACTCTTCAAAAGTTTCTTTAACTTTTTTTGCTTCGTTTAATATATCTTGAAATTTAATCATTTTGTCTTACCCCAAGTTTTACCTTTACCTTTTTTCTTACACCCAGCAGGAGTAGGTCTACAAGCAGGATATTTAGAACGACTTTCGCCTTCTTTTCTACCACAAGCTTTATATCCTCCTTTACCATCAGGTGCATTACAATCTACCCAACCACCTTCTTTACCTTTAGGACCTTGACGTTTAAACCATTTATGAAGACTTTCATCTTCATTTAGTTCTTCTTCTTTAATGTCTTTCCAAATTTTTCCAGCGCGGCATCTCACCACAGCCCCTGATTTGTAGGCAGATGGTTTATCAAACTTACGGTCAGCAATGCGAAGACATCTGTCTCGTTTTACTTTCTTTTCAGCAAGTACTTCTTTAATAAGTTTTTTTAATTTATCTTCCATTACCAAAATCCTGAAAAGTTTGACTTTAATCCTAATAATTTAGCATAGCGAGGCAAACGGCAAGACCAATAAGATGCTTTAGTTCTATCTTTTTTGTTAGGACAATCATGTCTTTTAGAAAAAGCAGCTCTTGCTTTTGAATTATTTATTTTAGCTGATAAGCCTGAAGTATCACCAAATGATACTTTTTTAATTTTACCTTTATCTCTTACATAAACATAAAACTTTTTAGCTCCACCACGTTTTGGTTTACCAATTGGTGGGTCTTTTTTTTCTTCTTCTAGTTCCATATCTTCCATTATGAAATCTAATGGAACTTTTTTATCTTCATAAATACCAAATTCACCTAAATGTGTTTCGGTTAATATAGCTAAATCATCACCAGAAAAATCTAAAATACCACGAGTGTATAATGTTCTCGCTTCAGCCCATAAATTAAAATAATTTGATGAACCAGCGCGGTATACATGCTCAGTAAGCGGTTTTTTATTGTCTATATGGTACTTTAATCCCTCAGACAATATCTCTCGCGGAGCAACACTTTCGTTTAATATAGGCGCTTTAGTTGGCTTTGTTGCTGTACAACAATCCTTATTTTCTAAAGCTTCCCTAATTAATTGTTTTAAATTCATGGTTATAAATATTACTTAAATAATTTAGGGAAATTCATTCCTAACTCTGATGAAGAAACATAAACACCATTTAATATTCTTTCATCATCTATAGTATCTACTATAGCATCATTTATAGTATAAAATTTACCTTGTCCTGTTTCACTTACGTTTAATATAAACCCTATTTCTTTACCCATTCTTGGTTTTTTAAGAAGTTTAGTTTTTAGTATTCTTTTTAAAAGTTTAGCAGCACCTTCATCAGCAGTAGCATCAGATGATAAACCTAATTTAGCATATAATGAATCAATACGAGAATATAAAGGTTTAAACATCTCTACATCTCTTAATGCTTTATTTTTTTCAAGACTAGCCATAATAGAAAAAGCAGGAACAATATCTCTAGCTTTAAAGTTACCTGGGTTGATTGTGATTTGTTTTGTTTCATCAAACTCACTAAATAATGTTAAAATACCAAATACTTTATTTAATAAAGCTACATTTTCTTTATCATTAGCAAATTTACCTAAAGTAATATTTGATGTATCATATGATTTAATTTCACATCCATACCCATCAATAGTTAAATCCGGGTCTTCACCTTTTCTTGAGTCAGTTACAGTGTGTGGTTTAGCATTGTATTCAAAAGCCCAATAAGTAGCTATTTCTCCTTTACCAGCTCCCGCTGTTGGAACATCACTGTCTTTTTTTAATGGTAAAATAGGATATAATTTAGACCAAATACCTTCATCTTCACCTTCTAAATTAAAATCAGTACCTAAAGTTAAAGAAGTTTTACAAGTTGGAATTGATTCATTTTCTTGTAAACCTAAAGCTTTACGTATCCTTTGATCATAATCAGATTGAGCTTCATTAATATTTTTATCACCAGTAATATTTCCTATTAATTCAAACAATAATCTTTTGTCCTTAGGATTACTGATATCAGGATATCCCTTATCAAATTTGTAACTGTATTTTTTAAAAAACAGATCTAGGGCATCCATTTTATTTGAATTTTGTTTTAAGTTTATTTAAAAGTGGAGTTAATTTAGAACTAGATTTTAAAGTAGTATTCATACCATCAAAAATCATGTTTAAAACAGATTCTAATTCATTGATATCATTTATACTACTTAAAGCAGTTTTACCAGCTGTGGCTAAATATTTACTTAAAGTAACTACTTCAGGTTTCCCAGTTTCTAACTCGTTTAATATTTGTTCTTTAATTAATTTTTTTAAGTCTGATTTTTTCATTTTGTTTTCTTTTATTAATTTTGTTGCTAATTTCCCTCCAGATTTAAGAGCGACAGCAAATGCTTCTATTAATGGTTTTAAAAAATTAAATATAATTTCAACTCCTTTTACAATAGGTTGTAAAAATCCT